GTGTGAGTAATATTCACTCAACAAAATTAGCGGTGTCCGAGCTACAACGTGAATTATCTTTGTGGGGCATGCATGTTGAACAAGATACAGTGAATGGTGATTGTGGAAAAGTTCTGATTATGAAGGCTCCAGTAGGCAATGTAATTGTTGGGATGCACGTAATGGGAGGGCGATATAATACTGCATACTCCTTGCGCATCAATACAGCAATTCTTGACAAAAATCTTAAGCATTTCAAAGCGTATCAAGTCCAGAGTGGTGAGCCTGTTTTGAGTACTCCAACCGTTAGTCGTGAATTAACTCCAATGTTACACAAGAATTCCACTTTGCGGTGGATGGCTGATGGTAGTGCCCATGTTTATGGATCTTTTACTGATTTCCGAGCTAGAATGAATAGCAAGGTTTGTGTTTCGTACTTGGGTGATAAAATTCGAGAATTGAGAGGATGGCCAGAGAAATTTGGACGTCCTACTATGAAATCTTGGATGCCATGGCACTTGGCGATGAAGGATATATTCGCTGCTAAAACTAATTACAATCGTAAGTATTTAGAAATGGCGAAAACTTCATTTACTCGTGACATATTATCAAAGTTGAAACAAAAAGATCTAAATGAACTTCAGGTTTTATCTGATCGTGCTGCAGTTAATGGCATTGCTGGTGTGAAATTCATTGATAAAATGAATTTTAATACATCACTAGGGTTCCCATGGAAGAAGAGTAAGCGGTTCGAAATGAACGACGCTGAACCAACTAGTGATCAGCCGGATGCCAAAACTTTTACTGCTGAAATTTGGGATAGAGTTCGAGATTGTGAAGACAAGTATCGTAGAGGAATTCGGTATATGCCTGTTTTTACTGCACATTTGAAAGATGAAGCTATGACTCTAGCTAAAATTGAAGCTGGTAAAGTGCGTGTGTTTGCTGGTGGACCAACTGATTGGTGTATCGTAGTACGCAAACGTCTATTGTCGTTCATCAGAGTGATGATGAAGAATAGATTCATATTTGAAGCCGCGCCTGGAACAGTAGCACAATCATTGGAGTGGGAAGAAATTCGCAACCATTTAACACAATTTGGTGCTGACAAGATGGTAGCCGGAGATTATGGTAAATTCGATAAGAAGATGTTACCAGATTTTATCCTTGCTGCATACGATATTATCATCGAAATCCATAGAGCAGCAGGTTGGTCGGATGAAGACTTACTAGCCCTTAAGTGTATCGCTGAAGATACTGCTTATCCGCTCATTGATTTTGATGGTGATCTCATAGAATTTTTCGGTTCTAATCCATCTGGTCATCCATTGACAGTGATCATTAATAGTTTGGTCAACAGTTTGTATCAACGATATGCATATATCATGCTAAATCCAGAACAACACTGTGAAGATTTCCAAGAAAATGTCGCTTTAATGACATATGGAGACGATAATGCATTTGGTGTCTCATCGCGAGCACCATGGTT